CGGTGCTCGCGCAGACCTCATTATCCTAGATGACGTGGTGATGGGTTCAAATGCCCATGAGTGGGAGAAGCAAATCGAATGGCTTCAAAAAGAAGTAATCACCCGCCTGGGGCGGCATGGAAAACTACTTATAGTAGGAACCCGTGTCGCGCCCATTGATTTATATAAGATGATACGAGATGGCAAGCAATGGACTGGTGGCAGGACTCCCTTTACCTACATGGGCATGCCAGCCGTATTAGAGTTTGACGAAGACCCCGAGAACTGGAAGACGCTTTGGCCCAAAACCAATATCCAGGAAAATGATATTGACGAGGTGCTAGATGATGGACTTTATCCGAAATGGGATGGACCCTCTTTATTTAAGCGTCGCTCTGAGGTCGCACCGTCAGTATGGGCTATGGTCTACCAGCAAGAAGATGTCGAGTCAGACTCAATCTTTGCCCCAGCCTGTGTCGCAGGTTCCGTCAACGGAATGCGTAAGCGCGGACCTTTAAAGCCTGGCGCCCCTGGTCACCCTAAACACGTGGATGGCTCTTATACTATTATTGGTCTTGACCCTGCTATGGCAGGTGCTACCGCTGCGGTTGTAGTTACTTACAATAAAGCAGATTCTAAAATTTATGTTTTAGATTGCGTCAATATGACCGAGCCTACACCCATGAAGATTCAAGCACTTATTGAAGAATGGGTTGATAAGTATCGTCCTCAGGAATTGCGTATTGAAATTAACGCACATCAAAAGGCTTACGCCTTAGATGATAACTTACGAAACTTTTTAGCCCAGTATGGTTGTCAACTTAAATCACACTTTACTGGTAAGAACAAATGGGACACTTCTTTTGGTGTAGCATCTATGGCTAGCCTTTTTGGAACTATTCGTGATGAACGATTCCAAGATAACAATATTATTGAATTACCTTCTAACGAAGGTTCTGAAGGTTTAAAGACTTTGGTACAGGAACTAATTACCTGGAAACCAGAAACCAAAAACCCAACAGACTGTGTCATGGCTTTATGGTTTGCGATTATTCGCGTTAGAGAAATGATGCAACAATCTAGCAGAATAGGACAGTATGCTCCTAACCGCTGGGCAACAAAAGCACAAATAGCACAGCGTGGTTCTATCCAATTGGATGATGCCTTTGCTGACCAATGGAATGACCACTACGGATAAGGAAAAAATAAAATGGCAACAACACCAAAACCAGCAAAACCTATTAGGTCTGTAGTAATTAGCCCTAATGTAACAATTAAAGCACCTAAGGGTAAGCCTGGATTTACTCCAGCAGAAGTAAAACGTCTTATGTCAATTACTGAAATATTAAAACCAACATCTAAAAAAGAGACTAAAGTTAATGCTAAAGCACTAAAGGCTTCTGGCGTTGTTAAGCCAAAGACAGATACTAAAACAGTTAAGGCATATTTTCCTCCAAATTCATTAGACGGTAAGTATACACCGTCAACGGCTCGTGCTGACGCTCGTGCAGCAGTAGCAGAGCGTAAAGCAGCAGCAACAGCAAAAGCAGAAGCAGCGGCAAGGAGAGAATATATGCGTACTGGTCAAAGACCTCCAATGGGCGGTGCTGGTTTAGGCATCGGTAGAACTCGATAATTAATTTTCCCCTTACGATAGGACAGCAATGGCATTATCAATGGAGCAGGTAGCAGCACGCGTTCAAGCGCTACGCTACCGCAACAACGAGCGCGACCAGCGCAACCTTGACGTCCTTGCAGTACGTAAGGGTAAGATTGCTGAAGTCTATCCTGACTTCTTCCCAGACGGAGTAAATGCAAATGTCGTGGCAAATTTTATTGACATTGTTGCGCGTGACCTATCCGAAGTTATGGCACCACTCCCAGCCGTCAACTGCTCCGCAGCAAATCAAGTTAGCGACCGCGCTCGTTCTTTCGCGGATAAACGTACGCGGATTGCTTCTAACTATTTTTCTCACTCTGACCTTGCGGTACATATGTACTCGGGGGCAGACTGGTACATAACATATGGTTTCGTTCCGTTCATTATTGAACTTGACGAAGAAAGCAAGTTGCCTCGCATCCGCATAGAAAACCCACTGGGTGCTTACCCAGAGTTTGACCGCTACGGACGTTGTGTGGCATTTGCTAAGCGTTACATGATGACACTGGGCGAATTAGTAACTCAATTCCCTGAGTATGAAAGAGAACTGCTAGGTGGCTATGGCTACAAGCAAGACCTCAATCACCAGGTTGAGATGATTCGTTATTACGACAAAGACCAGTCAATCATCTACATCCCATCAAAAGGTGACTTAGTACTTTCACGTGCTAAGAATCCTTTAGGAAAAATGATGGTTGTAGTAGCACGCAAGCCATCTATTGATGGTGAGCTACGTGGACAGTTTGATGATGTTCTAGGTATTCAATTGCTGCGCAACCGCTTTGCGTTACTTGCAATGGAAGCAGCAGAGAAATCTGTACAAGCTCCTATCGTACTTCCGCAAGATGTTCAGGAACTACAACTTGGTGGAGATGCGGTTATCCGTACCTCTAATCCAGCAGGTGTGCGCCGTGTAGAATTACCTATTCCACAAGGTGCATTTACTGAACAACAAGTCTTAAATCAAGAACTTCGCGTTGGAACTCGCTACCCTGAATCACGTACAGGTAATGTTAGCGCATCAATCGTTACAGGTCAAGGCGTACAGGCTCTTATGGGAGCCTTTGATACACAGGTTAAGTCAGCGCAGGCAATCTTTGCTGCAGCACTTCGTGATGTAATCGGCCTTTGCTTTGAAGTTGACGAAGTTATCTATCCTGAAGAAAAGACCATTCGTGGTGTTGACTCAGGTTCACCTTATGAAGTTACATACAAGCCATCTAAAGATATCAAGCAGGACTATTCTGCGGATGTTCGCTATGGTATGCTTGCTGGTCTAAACCCTGCACAGGGTCTTATCTTTATGTTACAGGCCTTAGGCGGCAAACTTATCTCCAAGGACATGGCGATGAGAGAACTACCATTTACTGTTAACGTAACACAAGAGTTAGAAAAGATTGAGATTGAAGATATGCGTTCAGCACTTCTTGGGTCTCTTACGGCCTACACTCAAGCAATTCCACAGATGGCTACTCAAGGCCAGGATGCTTCTGAAGTAGTGCGTAAAATTGCGGCTGTGATTAAGGCGCGCCAAAAGGGACAAGCACTTGAGGATGCGATAGAAGCAACCTTTGCCCCACAACCGCAACCAGTTCCTCCTGCTGGAGTACCACAAGCGGTTGAGCAAATGTCCCCTGCTCCCGAAGGTGCACCAGCAGGAGGCACTCCTCTTCCACCGCAAGAAGCACCACAAGATATTCAAAGTTTACTCTCTAGCCTGACTTCAGGCGGGGGAGCAAATGCAAGCGTTCGTACAGTACAGCGCAGATAAACTAGGAGGGGACAATGACTACAATTATCGGCGTGCAAAGCACTGATGGTTGCACTATGGTCGCTGATAGCCTAGTAAGTGATGATACTGGTCGCAATTGGTCACATCCACAGATGACTAAAATTAATAAACGTGGAGAGTTTTTAATTGGTGGCGCAGGTGAAGTTGCTCCTTGTGATATAGCGCAACATATCTGGGACCCACCAGCCTTAACTGTTAAAGATAGAAAAGATGTTTATCATTTTATGATTGCAAAGGCTATGCCTTCGCTTCGTGAATGCTTAAAGGCTAATGGTTATAACTTTGATGAGGCACAAGATAAAGATTCTAGTTCTAGATTCCAATTCTTAATGGCCGTTAATGGTGAATTGTTTGATGTTGGTGATGATTTATCAGTAATGCGAAACGTTGATGGATTCTATGGTGTAGGTTCTGGTGCACAGATTGCACTAGGGGCCCTATATGCTGGAGCAGAAGCAGTAAGAGCAGTAGAAATTGCTGCTCAATTAAGTATTTTTTCAGAAGGACCCTTTCAAGTAGAGGTTCAATATTCTAAGTAGGAGGAAAAATGGCTGGAAATCAGAATAGTGGCGGTTATCGCCCAACTGCTCCGCAGAATAATCCTGCTAACATCTCAGCAACTGGTGGAAATGGACAAAGCGGACAAGGACAAGCCGCTCGTTACATCCCAGGTATGGCTTATGGCCAAGGACAAGCAACAATGCAGCAACAAAAATCTGCACCTATGGCTGCTGGACCACGTCCAAGCGCCCCATCCGCACTTAGACTTCCAAATGTAGTAGGATTAACTGAACCAACTATGCGTCCAGAAGAACCTATTACTGCAGGAATTGATATTGGCGCAGGCCCTGGTTCAGAAGCACTTACCATGCCTAACCAAATGCCAAACCAAGACCCTGATATTGAAATGGTTCGTCGATTCCTTCCTGCAATGGAGTTCTGGGCTAGTCAACCTGGTTCATCTCAAGCAACTAAAGACTACGTCGTGTATTTGCGAGGTGCTGTGTGAGTGTTTGGGAGTTTATGGGAAAGATTCAGCGCGAGCTGGAAAAGAAACCTACACCCCCAAAGTCACCAACTAGATATTCAGTAAGCGACCAGGGTCAAGTTTCAACAAATGTACAACAGGCTGCCCCAATGCCTACTCCTTCAGCTGCTCCTGCCCCTATGGGCATCCAAGGCACAGCAACATATGACCCAGGTTGGAAGAATCAATTTGGATTGACCTTTGATGCTGCCAAGAATCTTCCATCTAATCCAGGTGGCTGGAACAATGAAGTTGAAACTCTAAGAAAAGTTGGAGTTGATGTTGCAGATGCAACTATCGGAGCTGTAATTCGTAATACTCTTGGCCCTGTTGATAATGCTACAGGTGGTGCGCTTTCCAAAGCACTAATGTATGGAACTAACGAAGTTCGTTCCAACTATGCCTTTACTAGAGATTTAGAGAATAGAACCACAGGTATGGGCCTTTTATCTGGTCTATTAATGTTATCTGCTGGCGTAGGTGGCGGAATTTTAGGTGCTTTTGTTGGCGGACCTGTAGGTATATGGGCTGGTGCAACACTAGGTATAGCTGCTGCTGGACGTATTGGTAGAGAAGTATCCGAAACTGGTGCTCTTGGCAATGCATTTAAGACATCTGCTGATATAGCAACGACTAAAGCTGGCCAAGAGAAATATAACTTTGGCCGCGATACAGTAACAACTATCTCTGAGATTACTGGCTCTGAAACATTCGGTGACACTACCATGGGTATTGGAGCTATCACATCTGGTATCTTAAATTTTGGTTTTGAAATTGGAACATCACCTGATATTGGTGCTGCCAAAGTAGCGGGTGCTGCTGGACGTAGGGCATTTGTTGCTCCAATCAAGGAGACTGGTGGAAAATTTAGTTCTAAACTTCTTGGTCCTGTGTTCGAAGTACAGACAGCGGAGCGTTTAGCCAAGGATGTAGACCTACTTAAGCGTACTGGTGCTGGTGAAACAACCGTATACACCCCAATGTTTGAGTTCTTCAAGAGTCATACTCCTGGCGAATTGATGATGCGCAAAGGCTTTGATAATGAAGTTGGAATGTTCGCAGCCCAAGTACTTGCTGGTCAATCAGATGAGGTAATCTCTTTAGCCTTACGCGCTGGACGCGGAGATTTAGAAGCATTGGACACTCTTGCTGCACAACGCGCCGATATAGCAAATAATTTTAACCGTCTTAACGATGGTATCCGTATGGGCGAAAGAGATGGTTTATACTTTGTAAGCTACGACGGTAAGACCCGCAACTTGGGCAAAGTTATGGGCGAACTAGATGATACCGCCTGGGCACGCACTGAAGTAGAAGCGCTACGCAAACAAATTACTTGGTTAGATAATGCACTTGTCCTAGATAGCCGTTTAGCAGATAGAACTGTTGGCAAATGGGCATGGGTAGAACGTGCTCGTAATGATGCCGCCACTAGACGTATTGCTACTAAACTTGAAATGCCTCTAATGGGCAACATGGAAACTGTCGCTGGTAAAATATTCCAAACTGTATACCAAAGTGGTCCATTAGGCATGTTTGTCCGTTCTATTGACCGAGGCATAGATGATGTTCCTCGCGGTACAATTAATTTTAATGATGTTATTCAAACACCTGAGCGCTTACGCACCAATCTTCGTGCATCTGTAGCAAAAGCTGGTTTACTGCCAGAACGTGCTGCAGATATTTATAATCGTTTTGTTTCAGCAACGAATGAGTTAGATAAACTAAAGATTATTAATGATTATACAGCAGAACTTGCACAAACTGTAGGAAAAAAATATGGTGTTTCAGGAGATATCATTGACCTTGTCCTTTCAACATGGGATAACATTCATGGTACCTGGATGTCCGAAGCACGCAAGTCTAAAGATTTAAATGTTGGATACATGTTTGGTCCTGGCGGAGTAGACGACATCCTTAATGACCCACAACTTATAACTCAGTTAGCAAATGGTGCATTCTTGCCAGACCCTAAGATGTGGGACCAAGCATTCAAACGTTATTCAAAGAAACATGCAGCATTGCCTGGGGCAAAAGAGAATCTTGCCGTCAAAGGCAAGTATGTACTAGATGAATTCCAATCTTTATGGCGTGCTGGCACATTACTTCGTGGTGGTTATCCACTTAATATTATTCGTGACTCAGCAGTCCGCGTCTATGGCGATGGTGCATTGTTCCCATTGCTAACTAAGTTAACTCAAGATACTGTTAATACTCTTGCGAATAGTACACAGACTGTAGGCAAAATAAAAGATGCGTCAATTCGTATGGCTAATCCAAAGAAAAACCTAGAGCGTATCTACTCAGACATCAGTGACCGTACTGCTACAATAGAGGCTTTACAAAAGGTTCTTCAGGAGTCAGGGTATGACCCTAAGAAACCACCTAAGGAATTGTCGGAAACACAAAAGTTTAATATTGCGCAGCTAGATAATCTTAATAGAACAGTAAAAGAATTGCGTCGCCAGCAAGCAGCGCTAGTTTCTGGTAAGAAAACTAGAGTTGTAGCACGCGACAAGATGATTAACATAGAAGGATATACTTTTCCAGCAGCATTTTCTGGACGTTTTGGTGACTTAAGCGCCCAGGCTTTAATTCAGAAGGACGACATCCGTCGTGCCGTGCAGGGCATACGTGAGCTAGAACTTGAGAATGTACGTCGTAGTCGTACTGGTGTTAGAAGTATCTTGCCTGGCGAAGATGAAGGATTACACCTAGTATCTTGGCAGCAAACGCTTCAGGATAAGATTGGTTTCGACCCTGTTGCTCGTATGATTATGGAAGGTAAGACTCGTCAAGAGATTATAAAGTATCTTCGTAGTCCTGAAAGCAAGGACTATATGAGTCGTATGGGTGCAGAATCATTTGATGCTCCTAACCAATACGAAAAGGTCCTTGCTGTAGTAGAGCATTTTGCTCCTAATAAAGAACTATACAAGCCTATCCTTAATGGTACTCTTACAGTAGATACACTACGTAAACTGTACCCAAACATTGAAGAACGTCCACCAGTGTTGACTGACATGGCAAATGATATGTTGGGCCAGAGCAACGCATACCGAAAGTTGACTGGTCTTTACAAAGATGGCGTCGCTTGGTTGTCAACTGCGCCAACAAGTAAGTTAATGTACTCTCCTTACTTTGCTGTTAAATATGAAGAGAAACTTCAGTCTTTAATATACGTAGCTAACCTTCAAAAGCGCGTATTAACCGATAAGGATAAAGAAAACTTTGAAGCAGCAGCACGTGCTTACGGTATCCGCGAGTACAAAAATAAATTAAACTCATTCCATCGTGACATGAATTACAACGGAATCTTTAATTATGTGCTAGCATTCTTCCCTGCTGTTATCGAACAGTACCGTGCATATGGTCGCATCTTCCTAGAGCATCCTGACTTTCTTATCAAAGCGGCACAGATTTCATCTATTCCAGAGCGTCTAGGTGCAGAACAAGAAGACCCATTTGGTAACAAGTATGTTGAAGTTCCACTACCAATGCTCGGTGGAATTAAAGGTCGTTTTAATTCTAAATGGTTTAACGTATTTAATCCTACTGGAAACAGTCTTGTATCTGGCGGTCCGTTGCTTACATCAAGTGTAAACGTATGGTCAAAACAGTTTAATGTTGAGAACAAGTTCACGCAATGGGCGCTTCCATTCGGAACCCAGACTGGCATAACTGGTATGGTTACCGCCAATACCGCACGTCGCCTTGCGCAAGCTGGGAAAGCACAATTTCTTAAGAGTGGTGACCAGTTTAATATTGACACTAATATGTTCTTACGTCAAATTCGCTTTGATTATATCAATGCTAATCATAAAGAGCCAACGTTAGATGAAGTATATGGCATGTCTCTTGAGGCACAAGAAAGAGCAACTGGACTTGCTTGGTTGCGC